TTAATATATTATACTAAATACGTTATAGGAGCCTACATTTGTGTATTCAACATCAGTATTTTATTACGTTCAGCGCAACATTGTTGTGTTATTGTCAGGCTATTCACCGAGGAGATATATGCCAGTCTATGCCAAACCATTAACCCTGCACAAGGGAGTGGATAATCAAATCCAGTTTCAATTCCTGAATCAGGAGCAAAAACCCATAGATATCACGGGAAAGAGTATCACTTGTCGTATTTTAAACTACATGGGCAATGAAACCTTAATACAGAAATCATTAACCTTGCAGTTTGCTGCTACAGGTATTTGTGCTTTGTTTTTAAATGCTGCGGACCTTGAAAATATACAGGCTCAAAAATGCTATTACACATTAGAAATACCAGTTAATGAGTTTGACTTCCCTGTGTTTGTGGATCAAAACGCCGGTGCTCGTGGTGAGATGAATATTGTTAATAGTGTATTACCTAACTTTGTTCCATCATACAATATCACAATCCCAACTGGACAAGCCTTTCCTAATAGTCCTAACAGTAATGGAAGTAGCATCACCTACACCACTAGCGTATTGAGTACCAACAACAATCCAATACTTACTATACAAACTGAGTACATTGAATTCTACGGAAACACAACCATTCAAGGTAGCAGCATCGTAGACAATGATTGGTATGATATTGTAACTACTGAGGAAGTATCCAATGTTACACAAACGGTTGGGTATGTAATTGAAGGATTCCATCCTTATGTTCGTATGCAATTTACTAGCAATGCGGGTGCAGTAACAAATATATTGACCAGATAATTTGCTTTAACATTATGATTGTGTTACAATCAATTGATGTTTGATATCCTGTCTATATTACCCGGTAAAAAGAAACAAACAAGTTCTGGTTGGACTAGCTTTAACGCTATCTGTTGTACCCACTTTGGTCATAGACAAGATAAACGAATGCGAGGTGGCATTAAGTTTGATGGCACTAACTGGTCTATGCATTGTTTCAATTGCGGATTCAAATGTAACTTTGTACTAGGAAGAACAATAAGCGCCAAGACTCGCAATCTATTAGTATGGTGTGGTGTTGATGACCAACAAGTTAAACGCTGGAGTTTAGAAAGTTTACAACATAAAGACTTGATAGACTTTACTCAGCCAGCAAAACAAAAAGTAAAAATCAAATTCAACGAACACAAACTCCCAGAGGGCGAGATTGTAGATAGTAACAACCCATTGCACAAAGTATACGCAGAGTATCTGCAATCGAGGAAGATAGATAGTAGTGACTATCCCTTCTTGATCACTCCGTATGAAAAAGGCAGGATGGCTAATAGGGTAATCATCCCCTACACATATAAGAATAAAATTGTAGGTCATACAAGTAGATTCTTGGACAATAAAACTCCCAAATACATTAATGAGCAACAACACGGCTACGTGTTTAATATAGATATGCAGAAGCCAGAATGGAGTGTATGTATTGTAACCGAGGGTATATTTGATGCACTAAGCATTGATGGGGTAGCAGTGATGCACGATGACATTAATAGTGACCAAGCACTATTATTAAGTACATTGAACAAGCAAATTATTTTAGTTCCAGATAGAGATAAGACAGGTTTAGCATTGTGTGATAGAGCATTAGAATTAGGCTATAGTGTTAGCTTGCCTAATTGGGACGAGGATGTGAAAGATGTAAATGACGCTGTAGTAAAGTATGGTAAGTTACCTACACTATTAAGTATACTACAGTGTGCTACCAATAGTAAAATCAAAATAGAAATGCAGAGGAAGAAAATTGGCAAAACAAGAAACTAAAAAACAGTTAGATTATACACCTGAGGTTCAGAAATTGTTTCTGAGGATGATGGTAACCAACGCGGAATTGTATACCCGTGTTATGAATATTATGAATAGCGAGAACTTTGATAGGTCACTACGACCAGTGGCTGAATTGTTTAAGTCACATACAGACAAATATAGAGTATTACCAGATACGGAACAGATTAAAGCAACAACTGGAATAGATATTGAACATATTCCTAATTTAAATGACGGACATTATGAATGGTTCTTTGATGAATTTGAATCGTTTACTAAACGACAAGAACTAGAACGTGCGATTCTTAAAGCGGCAGATTTATTAGAAAAGGGAGAGTTTGAACCTGTTGAGAAACTAATCAAAGATGCGGTGCAGATCAGTTTACAGAAAGACATGGGCACAGATTACTTTGCTGACCCTAAAGGTCGCATCAACAAATATTTTAACAGTGGTGGACAAGTAAGTACAGGCTGGCCACAAATGGATCGTATTCTGTATGGTGGTATGAGTAGGGGCGAATTGAATATCTTTGCGGGTGGTTCAGGTTCAGGTAAATCATTAGTAATGATGAACATTGCATTAAGTTGGTTACAGATGGGAATGAGTGGGGTTTATATCACATTAGAATTGAGTGAAGAATTAACAAGTTTGCGTACTGATGCAATGTTAACCATGATGGGAACAAAAGCAATTCGCAAAGATATTGATACAACAGAACTACGTGTTAAGATGGCAGGAAAGAAGTCTGGTAAGTATCGTGTTAAGAATTTACCTGCACAAAGTAATGTCAATGATATTCGTGCTTATCTGAAAGAAGTACAGATTCAGACTGGTATTAAGATTGACTTTGTAATGGTTGATTATTTAGATTTAGTAATGCCAGTAAGTATTAAAGTTAATCCAACTGATCAATTTATTAAAGACAAGTATGTAGCAGAGGAATTGCGTAATCTAGCAAAAGAACTTGGTGTATTGTTGGTTACAGCAAGTCAGTTGAATCGTACTGCGGTTGATGAGATTGAATTTGATCATAGTCATATTGCAGGTGGTATCAGTAAGATTAATACAGCAGATAATGTGTTTGGTATTTTCACAAGTCGCAGTATGCGTGAGCGCGGTAAGTATCAGATTCAATGTATGAAGTCACGTAGTAGTACAGGCGTTGGTATGAAGATTGATTTAGAGTATGATGTTGAGACTATGCGTATTAGCGACCCGGGAGTTGACGGGGAACAAAGTTATACACCAAAGCCAAGTGCAAATGATATTATGAGTACATTAAAACCCATGTCTACAGTTGATCCTAGTACAGGGGAAATAACATTAGAACCAGTCACTAGAACGGTTCATGCTGATGTGCAGGGGGCTAAATTGAAGTCTTTGTTGAATTCTCTAAAGAAATAATTATACCATAAACGCATAAATACTAGTAGGATAATTATATGCAAAAACAAACCCGCTCCCTCTTGCAGGAATTAGAAGCACTCGGAAATAATCGTGACACTAGTCACATTATTGAAAGCAGGGCTCATAATATCATAACCAGTGCTATTAATTTACTTGAGTTAATTAACAAGCATTACCCTGAAGAACAGGCACAGATATTAGAGCGAAAGCTATTAAGTGCTATTAAAAGCAAAGACCAGCAGAGATTTTCTAAATCATTAAGGAAAAATCGTGAACCTATCTGAATCGTTAGCGATACTTAGAGACAAAGTAGATAAAATTGCCTCTCTAAAAGAAGATAAAGGTCACTTAGATCATCCAGAAGATTTGATATTTTTGGGAGGGAGTCAGGGTGCGAATCGTGCATTACAAGCAAGTATAGCTACCGTAAAAAATCCCAAGACTGTTACTATCAAGTGGGACGGATATCCTGCATTGATATTTGGCCGTAATAGTCGTGGACAGTTTAGTATTATGGACAAGCATATGTTCAACAAGAAAGACGGGTCAGGCAGACAAGTATTCAGCCCAGAACAGTTTATGCAATATGACCAAGCCAGGGGCGTTGACCGTTCAGGTCTACATTCATTGATGTCAGAGATTTGGCCAGGGCTAGCAAAATCATCTAGTGGTGGTAAAGGTTATTATTGGGGAGATTTGTTATTCAGTCAACCATTGTCAGAAAAGAATGGTATGTACATGTTCAAAGCGAATCCCAAAGGCATTACTTATAAAGTAAATGCTGAAAGTGATTTAGGTAAATTAATGGCTGGCAAGCAAGCTGGTATTGCAGTACATCAATTCTTATCACCTAATGCCATGACAACAGATGATGCTAGTCCATTGGATGGAACTATAGGGCAGCTAAAGAGTAATAGCAATGTTGCTATTGTGCCTAGTGCTATGCCTATTACTCCTAAGATGAAAATTGACGCATCATTAGTTAAAAGTACTCAAAATGCTATTAAAAAGTACGGGACATTGGTAGATCAATTTATGGATAATGCTCCGCAAGCACGTAATTCATTTAATCAATTATTTACCGTATTCATTAACAAACGAATTGTAGAGGGTAACTTAAATGATTTAGCACAAGGTTTTATGGATTTTGTAAAATCTAGACCCATGACAGAACCAATGCGTAAAAAATTGTTAGGATACACTACATTAGATTCAAAGACAAAGAAAGAAGTACTTGTCCCTGGATACTTACAACAGAATACAGAAGCGATTAAAGGGGCATTTACGATTTGGGTAGAGATGTATAAACTAAAAATGTCTATCGTAGAACAACTTAATCAAGCAGCAAAAGAATCCCCAGTTAAAGGTTACTTAGACGACGGCACTGAAACACATGAGGGTTTTGTATCTAATGGCTTAAAATTCGTAGACAGAATGGGATTTAGTCGCCAAAATCTAGCCGGCCGCTAAGCCAAAACCGACTTTTTTGGAACAAATGATAAATAAATATATGAGGCAGTAGGCTTCAAATTATTTAAAGGCATTTCAAAATGGCACAATTTACAAAATCAAACGGTGACTTTCTACCGGTAATCAACTTTGACACATT